CTCTTAGAAAAAGACAAAGATTTTCACAGTGGTCAAAACCATATATTAGTAAGAAACTCGATACGGTAAAAGAATATTATCAGATATCAACAAAAGAAGCTAAAGACTACTTGGAATTATTGTCTGATAAACAGTTACGAGAATTGAAAAACAGAATGAAAACTGGTGGTAAGGATAATGGATAACACAGAAGATATAATCAAAGACCTAGTCGAGGTCACCTTTCCCGAAAAAGACGATTTCCTTAAGATAAGGGAAACACTTTCACGCATAGGTGTTGCATCCCGAAGAGAACAAGAACTCTTTCAATCATGCCATATCTTACATAAGAGAGGCAAGTATTACATTACTCATTTTAAAGAACTATTCAAACTGGATGGTAAACCATCTAATATCGATGAATCAGATATCGGTAGAAGAAACACTATTGTAGGTTTACTGGAACAGTGGAATCTAGTTACTGTAGTCGACAAACAACAAATATCAGAGCCTAAAGCACCACTCTCACAGATAAAAATCATACCTTTTAAGGAAAAAAGTGAGTGGAAATTGACGACTAAATACAGTATAGGCAGTAATAACTCCTAAATATACCTACGAAAGAGATTAATATCTTTCGAAGGAGTAAATATGTTAGAATTCCTACAATGGATTATAGCATGGATACAGGTGATTCCTTGGTTGGTTATGGGTGCATCATTAGTTGCAGCTCTAACCCCAACACCAGTTGATGATGGCCTCGTCAAAAAAGCTTACAAAGTTTTAGATTGGGTTGCATTCAATGTTGGTAAAGCTAAGGATAAATAAGATAATATACTATTAATAGTGAGGAAAATATATCATGGAATTATCAGCAATTATTATACTGATTGTCGTGGTTGTAGTCGGATATCTTGCATGGAAAGATACATCAGAAGCACCTGCCCCTGAGAAGAAGGTTTCAAAACCAGCTCCTAAGGCAGATGCAAATAACAATGGTGTTATTTCTAAGGCAGAATTAAACAAACTGACTAAGGTTCAGCTCTTTGATCTTGCAGAGAAGAAATCTCTAAAAGTGAAAAAGTCAGGAACTAAAGCTGCGGTCGTGAATCAAATTTGGTCTCAATTGAGATAAATTCTTATTTACGAAAACAACGAGAAGGGGACATTTTGTCCCCTTTTTTTGGGCAAATCATTATCACAGTGGAGTATTTTTCATAAATAATCGTATGGATATATTAACCTTTTTGAGTGAAGTTGGAGTACCTATTGGGAGTGCCGTTATTATGGCATTCTTCATCTTCTTGACTTTACGATATATTCTAGAATCGGTAGTAGGACAGGTGACTGGTTTAACTAACATTATTAGTAGTTTAGAGAGTCGAGTGAGAATGATGAACAATGATATGATAAAAATTGATTTGTTAGTATCATCAGCTCTTGAACTCAAACCCGACATTGATCGAATAGCTCGTGCAGAAAATTTTGTAGAAGATGAAAAGATTGATGTAAGAAGAGACTAATGGATAAGGTTGCACAACTGATATCTGAATTTGGATTCCCAGTTGTCCTTGCATTAGGTATGGGTTACTTCATATTTTTCGTATGGAAGTTCGTAACACAAACATTAAAACCATCTCTTGGAAAAGGAAATAAAGAGTTAATTAGACTTCTAGATCAAATCAGAATGTTAGATAATGACTTAATTCGTTTGCAAAGTAAAGTGAATACGGTCTTAGAATATCGGGAAAAGGAAGAAATCCTAGAAGATGCCAAAGAGAAAGAGGCATTAGAGGAAAAAAATGAGAAAGATTAGTTTAGGTATTGCAATAGGTTTTTTGTTCTTTAGTGGACAAATCTTTGCAGATCAACTTGTACACAAATTTAAAAATCCCAGCTTCAGTGGAATTGGAACTGGAGCCCACTATTTGACAATCGAGAACCAAGAACATTCTCGTAAGAAGCAAATAGAAGATGCGTTGGAAGCAGCGAGAAAAGCTGCAGAACGAGAAGCGGAAAACACCACGCTTGCAAAATTTATTAGGAACTTAGAATCGCGAATCTATGCTCAATTTGCAAAACAATTAGTTGAATCTATGTTTTCAAATGACAATCCAGCAGGATTTGGTTCATTCATACTCGAAGGTAATACGATTACTTGGGAATTAGTAACGGATGAAGCTGGAGTAGAATTCATTAGATTAACAATCGTCGCCGAAGACGGAAGTCAAACAGTAGTTGAAATTCCAGTCGGTACAGGAAACTTTGGACAAGACCCTGATACAGGTGGCGGTGATGGAGGCGGTTGATGTTGAGACTCATAACATTATCACTCATTTTGATTCTGAGTGGTTGTGCCTCTGTTCCTAAGTGGTCAGAAGGCCCAGCAAATTGTGCTTATGAGACTGGTAGATTTGACGAAGGATGGAGAAAGGATGTAGTAACTGGTGTTGCAAAATCAATCACTAGAAACTATATTTGTATAGAAAGTCCCGAAGTAGTCAGACTACCTTCCTACATTCAATTATTAGAATTACCACCAGCAAAAGAACAACCAATAGTTGCAGTATACAACTTTTTGGATAAGACTGGTCAAAGAAAAGCCAGAGAAGGTATTGCAGATTTCTCTACTGCAGTAACTCAGGGTGCAACTGAAATGGTTATTGATGCACTAAAAACAGCTGGTGATGGTACATGGTTTAGAGTCGTTGAAAGAAACGGTATCGATCATTTAGTTAGAGAAAGACAGATCATTCGTTCTGCGAGAACAGACTTTGCAAATAAGACTGGACAATCAGACGAGGGAATACAACCGCTGCTCTTTGCGGGCATTATTATAGAAGGCGGGGTAATTGGTTATGATACTAATCTCCAAACTGGTGGACGAGGCGCACGGACACTGGGTATTGGGTTTAGTAAACAGTATCGTCAAGATGCTGTTACAGTAAGTATGAGAGCCGTATCGGTTCTAACAGGTGAAGTATTAATGAATGTCCAAGCTCGTAAGACTATTTTATCTTACGGGTCGGGTGGAGATGTCTTCCGATTCATCGAGGAAGGGACTCAACTTTTAGAATTCGAGGACGGAGTTGGAAATAATGAATCAGTGACTTACGCAACACGAACAGCGATTGAAGCTGCAGTGTTGGAATTAGTATACCAAGGCCACGATAGAGGGTTTTGGGTAATAGAGGGGTATAACGAAAATGAAGAAACTAATTAGTTTAACTTTAGGGTTACTATTGTCGACAAATATTCTTTTCGCACAAGCCACTGATGATAACGAAATTAAGATAGAACAAGCTGGTGATACGCTTAAACTATACATCGATCAAATCGGTTTTGGTAACAAAGTTGGTGGGAACGATGGTTCTAGTGGAAGTTTATCTATTATGGAAATCACAGGTAGTGGTTTAGAGTTTGATCTTGATTTTTCAGGGAACCAAAACATTTTGTTTGGCCCAGTGAAATCTGATGATTCAACAATCAAATTAGATTTTACAGGTGACTCAAACAAGATCGATTGGAACATCGGTTATGTGGGTAGTACAGATGATTCAGACATTAACTTTGATGTTACTGGTGACAGTAACCAGTTTGATTTAGATCAGGGTTATGGATTATCTGCAGAAAGATTAAATGCCGACTTAATATTGTTAGGTGACTCAAATATTTTTGATGTAGATTGGGAAAGCGATGACTTAACTTGGAACTTTGATATCACAGGTGATTCAAACAATGTCAACACACTTCAAAAGGATGGAGAACAATACTTAAAATTGACTCTTGAAGGTGATAGTGCAGACATTGACATTAATCAGTTGTCAGGAACATGTGCATCAGGAGCTGGAAACGGGTGTGCAACACCTAATGCTCACATCACATTAGATATCGATAGTGAAAATGCAGTTATTCAAATCAATCAGAAAGACGCAGCTAACGATTCTTAGTACATTGTTCATCAGTGGGGTTTTGCATGCTCAAGACCCCATTGGAGACATTGTCGAGTCTACTGGTATCGGTCAGATACTACGCAACAACTCAGTTGTTGAGAATAATATCGGCACCAACATAGAATTATATGATGTAGCAGAGACCGTCAATGGTCGAATGAAGATTGAGTTTCTTGATGCAGAAGAACTTGATCTTATAGAACACACCGAAGTATACATTGATGAAGTATACTACGACCCAAATCCTTCACTATCAAAAATGTCATTACGAATGGTGCAAGGAACCGCCCGTTTTGCTTCGGGTAAAGGACAAAGAATAAAGAAAG